ACAAAAAAGCCCGCCGCGTTGATGGCTGACAATCCCGCCGCCTCATCCGCAAGCACCGTGCCTTCCCGGTTGTACACATCCCCGCGCCGCAGATTGTTGGGCTAGGCCTATGGCAGGCGAGGCAAAGGCCATCAGGAACGGATTATCCACCCCCATACGTTCCGCAGCGCGCTCACCTTCCGCACGGCCTACGGCAGTGGCCTCGCGGTCAATGTCCTTAGCGCGGGCCTCAGTCGCAGCCTGCTCGCGTCCGTATCGGGCAAGGTAATCCTGCACGCTTTCGTTACGGGCCTTGGTGCCGTATTTCNNCCGCATGAACGCATTGATTTCAGCGCGCGGCATCGTGTCNGGAAANGCNAANTTCCNNCCNTCTGGTCCCTCGACGACGATCTTGGGCATTATTCTGTCTCGCCGGTTTCNGGGTTGTAGCGGAGAGATTGGTTAGCACCCTCTGCGCCAACGATAGCCGGGGCGCGCATCTTGCGGATAAAGTCTGAGAAAACTTGGCGCCTTGGTTCGTTGCTTTCTGACCGGCCATTGCTTTCTCAAGGATGTCCAGCGCCCGCTTGGCGTCTGGTCCCTGTATGTCGGTCAGCAAACTTGCAACCTGATCCCAAGCCTCTTCGTTGCGGGCAAGCCGGTCTTGCGGCCGAGTTGCCGTAAGCGTTTGCATTATGATGGGGTAAGGGTTTTTACCCTGTGCAATGCTGTCAAGAATGCCCGGCGCCATCATCATCTTGTCTTTTTCAGCAATCGCCTGACGCATCCCGGTTTGCGATCCGCGCACGATGCCCTGTTTGGTTTGCAGGGCGATCCTGGCCTCGTCGAGCGTCTCTACCAGCCTGCGCGCATCATCCGGGCCAAGCAGGGCCGCAACCTTTTCCTTGGACGAGGGCATCAGGAACTTCTGGAACAGCGTATTGAGCGCGCTGATGTCTGCGTCCGGGTCGTTTGCGCTGGCACGGGCATTGGCACGCAGTTCGTCGACAGCCGATCTGAGACCCGCTTTCATGGCCACGCGCTCTTCCGGGGTTGCCGCTGCCAAGGCTTCCGCCACATGCTCGCGTGTCGTGCTCGGCTTTAGCAGTTCCTCGCCAAGCATGGCGGCTTCCCGCTGCTTGATCGTGTCTTTGGAAGTCTTCAGCGCAAGGTCATAATCGGGGAACTGCGTGCGCGTGCCCGTGCGGATGCGCCCCACCAGGCCCTCAAGGTCTTTGCCCTGCTCGCTCTTCAGCGCCGACACGCCAAAAGCCAGCGGGTTCACGTCCTTGTGCAGTTTCTGGGCGTTGTCCTGTAAAATCCGGGTGATCTTATCTACGTCGCCAACCGATATAGGCTCGTTTGATCCCCTAATTCCCAAACCAACCTGACCAGTGACCGGGTCAACNTCGCGAACGATTTCCCGAATAGCGTCTGGGTTTGTTGCTGAAACCCTGTAAGAGGCGTTCACCGTGTCAATGATCGAACTGTCAACCTGCTTGGCAATCTGGTTGATAATGGCCCTTTGGCTTGGAATTTCTGGGTCAATTATGTTTTCATAAGCGCGCGTATAAAGCTGTCTCTGGGTATCCCTTGCCTGCGCCTGAATGCCCTCAAGAACCTCGCCCATCCCGCGCGCNTTGCCCAGAACCCTGTCGGCNACGGCTGTCAGCTTGCGGAACTGNAACGAAAGGCGGGGATCTACCTTGCTCAGGGCNGTGTTTGCGGCTTCGGCGCTGCCTTGGATGATCGCGCTATCGAGGAGGTTCTTTGCTACCATGCCNGCNTCGGCCAGCATTCCGGTCTCGCCAGCCTGATCCAGGATGCGGCGGGCCTCTGCAAAATCAGCGCGGACAAATGCGCTTTGAAGTTTAGTGGCCGCGTCTTTGCTGACGCCAAATTCCTTAGCAATCTTGTTCACATCCGTGCTCACAACAAGGCGCCCGACATTACCCACGACCGGCGCAACCACTTCAATGCCGCCGCCGACAATACCGCCCACAAGCGCGCCAAGCTGGGCGCCCTCGCCTGCAAGTTGCGTGCGCTCTTCCATTGTCTCGCCGCGACCAAAGCCTGACAGGGCGCCTTCGACACCGCCTAGCACAGCGCCCGAACCCGTGCCCGTGATAGCCTTCTGCAGGAACCCGCGTCCTGCCGTCATGGGAATGTTCAGCGCTGCTGCCGGGAAACTCGTTATCCCGCCCAGCAGTTTATACAGGCCCGCCTCTATCGGGCGATCTGCCTCAAACGCGGCAAGCTGGGCGCGGTAGGCTTCCGTTGCCTCTGCTCCCGTCTGATCGCCATACAACTCAGATGCGCCCGGAACCTTTGCACGCAGCCCGGTAAGTTCGTCTATGCCCTCGCCATACCCGAACCGGCCGGAGACTGTCTGGCGCACGCGCGTTCCAATTGGATCTGCTCGCATGATTTCGCTGCCAACCAATTCCCGCTTACGGCCTTTGAGCACCTCGGCTTCCGGCTTGCCGGTCATAATCTTGAGGATGCTTTTCTTGTCGAATGTTTCGCCTTGCGGGGACCAATAGGCCAGCTCGCCGGTTTTCTGGTTCTTGTAGACCCTGCCGCCGTTTTGCATGTTGGTCATCGGCCTGTATTCCGGGCCAAGGTAATACTCGAAAAACTCAACGCCTTCCTTGGGGCGCTCGCTTACAGGCACCTGCGGCGGTGTAGAGGCGGGTTGCATGGCACGCTCAACCATGCCGACGCCGCGCTGGACGAAGGGAGATACGGCAGGCGCCGGTTCTGCATACTTTGCCCACGGCGTGCCTTGCGGAACAGCTTCCGGCTCAGCCTGCCCGTATTTTTCCCAAGGCTTCGCCATTATTGAAGTTTCCAGTTGTTTTGGTCAGCGGGATCGCCGCCTTGAAAAACAAATCCATCCTCAACCGTGCCGATTGGAGGTCCGCCCATCGCGCCAGCTTTGCGCTTCCTCGCCGCCTCCACGATGCCGATCAGTTCGTCTGCTGCTGCAAGGGCAAATGGCCAACTGATATTCTGGTCAGACAGGACCGTGACGGCCTGCGTAGCCTTTGCGCCTTCGATTTCGGTGATCGTTCCCGTTCCGCGCAGGCTGTCCAAAGCTGTCAGGAATGCCTGACCTTTGACTTTGTTGATAATGGCCTGAGCGTTTGCCTCATCACTGCCAGGAACTGCGGGAGCCAGACCGCCAACGCTGGATAGGCCATAGCGGTTACTTGCGCCCTTGGCCGTCTTAAGGTCATTGAGCGTCTTGATGACATCATCAGCCGAAGCAATGGCGGTTGCCTTGACATCCTGTGCCGTACCGCCCGCGATTGGTATGATACGAACTCCGCCCGGAGCTGTTGGGTCGTCAACAAGTGCAGTTTCCGGGGCAAGCGTTCCGGTTTTAAGCGTCTCGCCCATAATGCTGCCAATCAAAGGCACTCGTTTCTGGTTTTCCAACGCTTGTTCAGCTTTCTCAATCGCCTCGGGCGAACCCACGGGGCCAAAAAACCCATTTTGGTAATCCTGCAATACCTTGCCTTCACCAGACGCAGCTTCCGGGCGTTCCGGCAGGACAATAGCTTTATAGGCCTCAAGCTGCTCAGGTGACACAAGGTTACCCAAAACAAACAGGGCTGAAGCTGTCGGCGCGCCCGCGCTTATCTTGGCCTCGCCTTCCATCATCTCGATGCTGTCTACAAGCTGCTGGTCTCCGGCGTTTTGGGCGGCTTCCTTTTCTGCTTGCAAAAGCCGCATCCCCTCTTCCGGGCTTCTTATAAACGCAATCCCGATTTTGGCTATTTTGCTAGCCTGCGCGTCTTTGTATTCCTGGGTTTTGCCCTCATAGGCAGAGGCAACGTGCTCACTCATAATGTCGCCGAACTCAAACTGAAGGCGATTGTATTGGTCCCGCGTTGCCGTTCCGGCCTCTAGATCGTTAGCAAACTGTCCCAGAGCAGTTTGCATCGCCTGCGCCCTAGCCTGTTCCTGCTGCAACTTCGCCTGATTGGCCTGATACTGCTGCATTTCCATGTCATAGAGCTGCGTTTCGCGCTGGTTCTGAACACGCTGCTGCTGGAACTGCTGGCCCTGTTGATAGCCCGCAAGGGCCATCTGGAGCGGATCTTGGACGGCGATCCTGTAGTCAAACGGCTGCATTTTCAAGCCCCAATTTTGAGTAATCAACCATCAGGAAGCCCAGCGGGTGCGTGATAACCGCTTCGGGATGTGTTGCCATGACTTCCTGCGCCATGACCCCGCCCCGCACTGTGCCCACGTCATCCCACACGTAACGATAGGTATACCATGCGTGCCCATTGCGCTCGCCTGCGGGTGCGATGTCGGTTTTCAGGCGGATGTCAGACGGCAAAATGGAAGGGCCCGTTGTGATAGAACCGAGACCGACTGGCGTGTTAACGTTTGTAAGCATGGCGTCAAAGCCCGCTGGCGGGGCGGCTGGCGCCCTGCCAAACCCGCCCAGCCCTGCCGCAAGGCCCACGCTGCCTGCAATGTTGCCCCACATGTTTGCGGTTGCCTGCCCGCGTGCGAGCGCGGCGCCTGCCTGTGCCTGGCCGATCTGGCCGTATTGGTTGGAGATGTTCTGGCCTGTCTGCATCCCGGCATTCCCCAAGCCAGCAGCAGCGTTCTGGCCCACCGAGACCATCCCGCCGAGACGGCTGTATTCATCGCGGATCAGGCTGGACAGGATTTCCGGCCGGAACCGGGCTAGGGCTGACTGTGTGTTCCCGCCTCGTAGCCCGCCCGTAGCAGAGGCGGACTGAAGGATAGCCTCCTCACCCTGCCGGACAAGGGAGCCATACTCAGCGCCGCTGGTGATCTGGTTGATGAGCGTCTGTTGCGCTTCCTCGCCCGCAAGGCCAGTCAGGGCGTTGTATCTGGATAGCGCCGTGGTACCGGATTGCACGTAAGGCGCCATGAGTTGCTGCACGGCATCAAACTGCCTGCGCTGCTCGGCGATGCTTTGTTCTGCGGCGCGGGTCTGTGCGCCTGATGCTGTCTTGGCCGCGCTCTTCTGCGCCCGCGATGACATCACGCCGCCGACAATGGCACTTCCGATGATTGCTGTTGCGATGCCCATCTACAGTTCCGCCCGATATACGCGCTCAACAGGTTCTGCGCCGATTTGCTGGTAAAGCGAGGCAAGGTCTCGCATGTTCATCTGGTCCGTGAGGATCAGGTCACTTGCACCTTTATCCTTGGCCCAGTTTTTCATTTCTATCAATAAGGCAAGCCCCTGTTTTGCCCCCTCACTGTATAGCAGCAGCTCCGTGGCCATCCTGTGCCCCGTCGCCGGGTGCGTGCCGACCATCGCAACAGCCATCGCCCTTTCCCCCGCCCAGATGCCTATGTCAGGGCTTTCAATGTAGCCCGTGACAGCTTCTTCAAACGCCTCTGCGCTGAACGGGTGCGCGTTGTAGACCATCCGCTCATGAAATGCCTGACCCAGCCGGACCAGTTCGGGCACGTCATCCAGGACAGCTTTGCGGATCACCCCGTCACCTCGCGCCCGCTCACCCGTATCGTAATCGCTGCCGCGGCACTCGCCTGCGTCACGATCCGGTCCCCGTTCTCAAGCCATTGCCCGCACGCTTCGGGGCACGAATAGCTCTCCCCACTCAGCAGCTCGCGGGCAAATAACACCCGGTTCCCACCCCCAACCACCTGACCATTAGGAACCAGCCAGATAGAGATGTTAGCCGTGACGGCGCTGTTATTGGTCGCCACGAACCGGTCAATCGACACGCGCCCACCGGAGACGAGATATTGCATCGTCGGGGCGCTCTCAGCGTATCTGGTCTGAACGAGGGGCTTTGCGACGACGGTCATGGGGCTACCTGTAACACGGCTAGAAGGGCTGCGGGAGCGGCTGGTGCGAATGCTGTTGCCGCCTCGGCGTTAAGGAACAGGTCTAAATCATCCGTGGCGAAAACACATTCGACATAATCCCCGGCCTGCAACTCGAAAAACTCGGCCCGCGACACGCTGGCAAATCCGTTATTAGCCGTTTCTGTCTCGATCACGGCGCTGTTCGCAACCGCAGTGCCATTGATGGCAAACCAGAGCCAGATGTTTTTCGGGGAAGCTGACGTGCTCGACAACTGCACCGACAGGTCAAACTTGTACGTCCCCGCCCTGCTTACAATGATCCGGCTGGCAGGGCTTCCAAGGGTAACGTTGCGGGCTATCGCAATGCTATCCCATGTGATGCCCGTGGCCGTGTTGATCGTTGCGGGAATTTGATCCGCCGTTTTCAGAAGCTCCGCATAGGCAAAACGGTCAAGCCGGTCCTGTATCCGCGAAGCCCATGACAGGGCTTCGAGCGCATCAAACCCGTCCGGTCCCTGTGCCAGCCCGTCAAGGTCACGGCGCAGCGTCACAAGTTCGGCTGGCTGGTCGGCCGTCGCTTGGCGGAACAAATCCTCAAAAGCCCGGATTGCTTCCGGGTCATTGTCAACGATCTTGGCGATCTGGTCCCGGGTGAGCCTGCGCTGGGCCATCAGAAGTTCAGCGCCTCTATCCTGGCCTCAAGCCGTGCGAACGACAGGAACGCATCAGACGTGCCCCTGAACCTTTGTGCGCGCCAGTTCCGCATGTTGCCCTGCTGAAGCCATACAAGGCGTTTAGAGCGATTACCCACCTGACCGGCATTGATCCACCGGGGCTGAGACCAGTTCACGCCGTCCGTGGTGTATTGCGTGTATATCTTGGGTTCGGGGCCTAAGGCATTGCGCCCCGTAAGGGCTACCAGTTCAAGTTCATGGATTAAGGCGCCGCGTCCCTCATTATAGAGGATCGTGGTGGAGAACTCCCAGCCAACAGGCTCGCCCCAATGGGTCGAGACGCTTTCAGTGAGGTAGCCTATTGCCCCTGACTGTGTGTCTGCCACGTTCCACCTGTCATAGGCCCAGACCATATCAGAGACGCGCCATGTGCTGACGTAATCCGTGCCAGATGACAGGATGAACCAGACGGGCTGGCCGATCTTCTGACTGACAGCCGGGTCATAGACGATGGTCTGATCTGGCAAGTGAAGGACGAGGTGCTGGTAATCCCTGCCAACACGGGCTTCCAGAAAAGATGTGGCTAGCTGGGTTTCGGTATAGGACTGAAGGATGAGGTCAATGTCCATCGTGCTGATTTTCGCCGCCTGGCCATTCGTGGCAAGCCAGACTGCGGGAGCCTCGTTCCGCCCGGAGCCAAGCATGGCAACAGCGTCGATAAACATGCACGCCGTGTGAGGACCAAACGTGCCCTTCATGATCTGCGCGCCCTCGATCCGTTGGAACGGGAACCCGGTCGTGCCAATGTTGTCAAACACCTCGGTCGTATGCCGGTTGATGACGTAGGCTTCATTCCGGATCTTGACGAGCGACTTCAGCGGAGTCGGGGTCGGCCTCGCTTCGACCCATTACTTCAGCGGGTCAATAGACAAACGGGTCGGTCAGTTCCGAGATGATGATGAACTCGTTGTCAATGAACATAAAGTAGCCGTCGATCCAGATGCCGTCTTTGACGCTTCCCAGATCGGGGTCGGTGATCTGGGTCAGCGTAGAACCGTCATAGAGATACGCATCCGGCTCGGCCACGATTGCCAGCTTGTCGAAGCTGTAGGTCATCGTCACGCGGTTCGTGCCGGGGATNGTGCCTATCGTGGTGACTGTGCCGTCCTGCGCGATGGACACGAACTCCGTGCCCATGACGCGGTATACCTCACCCTCCCAGAGGATGCCGCCCCGGTTGATGCCAGGCCCTGTGCCGTTCTGGATAATCCCGTCGGCTGGTCTCAGGTAACCCGTGCTGATGCCCTAGATCCAAAGGCAATCGGGATCATGTTCCGGGGATAGTTCGCCCGGAAGTCCGCCTGATTGTCAGTAAAAATCCCCGTAAGAAGAGGTATTTGCATCCCTCACGCCGCCGCTTCCAACACCGGCGCAGCCTGCTCCGAAGCCGCCGCCTTNANCGCGNNCATCAGGCTGACGACGTCATCCTCGAATGCCCGGATGCCGATCNGTTTGATGGCCTGATCCAGCAGGCCTGCGAGNGTCTGGAATTGCGCGGGGGTGAGATCAAGCTGCATCTTCAGTCTCCTCTGCGGGGACTGGCAGGGCTGCGTTGTANGCCTCGCGGGCGGCGGTGATGCCTGCTTCCACGTTGGCGGTGCTGTATTGGTTCTGGTAGGATTTGCTCGCCATGTTCATCACGAAGGTGACGTAAGCCTCGTTCGTGGTGAAGGGGCCTTCGGGGGGTGTGTAGGCGTCGGTTACTGAGATGGTGTAGGTNGTCATGGGTAGTTCTCCTTTAGTAGGGCTTCTGCGGGGATTTTGTACGCGGTGCCGTTGCTGTCATACAGGACNATGTAGCCCGTCGCAGTTGGCGCGCCTGCGGTGTAGGCGGTTTCGGTGGTCAGCTTGCCTTGGATGTTGGTGAAGCCTGTATCGTCCGCAAGGCGGACTTGGAGGCTTGTGGTGCTGCGCTTGAGGGCGGGGAAGGAGGAGGTGGTGCCGCCGAAACGCATAAGAGGCGTCGTTGCGCTTAAAGCGAACGTAGCCGCGCCGCCAGAACCCGCATCAAAGTCCCAAAAGGTGAGGGCGTTGTCGGCGTTGTTGATATATCTGGTTCTTAAAATTCCGCTTGACCCAAGAATTAGTTGCTCATTAA